ATTCGTTTAGACAATCTTCTTCATCTCCACAACCTGTAGCAGAACCTGTAGCAGAACCACAACCAGAACCAACAGTAGACCCAGAACCTGTAGCAGAACCTGTAGCAGAACCAGAGCCAGAACCAACAGTAGAACCAGAACCTGTAGCAGAACCTTTAGCAGAACCTGTAGCAGAACCTGTAGCAGAACCTGTAGCAGAACCAGAACCTATAGAAGAACCACAACCAGAACCAACAGTAGAACCAGAACCTGTAGCAGAACCAAACCCAGAACTAGAAAATTGTAAAATACCCGGACTTTATTTTGAAAATAGAGGAGATGGAAACTGTTTGTTTGAGTCTATTGCACAAATCTATTATCCATACGATATTTCAGATAAAGAAAAATTCAAAGAAGAAGTTTCTGTATTGTCCCGATATTTACGAAGACTCGTATTTCGTGCTTACCGAAAAGCAAGTGAAGACAAAAATTTTAAGGAAAAACTTGAACTGGGCGATACTATCACAATTGATGATAAAGTATATAATTTAGAAGATTACGGTAATAAAATAAGTGAAGACGCATTTTGGGGGTCAGAAGATGATTTGAAAATACTTTCAAAATTATTAGGGTTTTCGTATAGTATAGTCATACATGGTGTTGGAAAAGAATTTATTAGATATTTCCCAGAAGGAAAGCCATTAGAAGATTACTTTACATTTTGTCATCTTGACGGTAATCATTGGAGATTGAAAAAACATGAAAGAAAACCAGATTTAGAACCTTTTTTTCAAAATGCGTTAAAAGAAACAGAACCGGCCACACTTTATTTTGAAAATAGAGGAGACGGAAACTCTTTGTTTGAGTCTATTGCACAAATATATTATCCATACGATATTTCAGATAAAGATTTCAAAAAAGTTCCTAGAGTATCTTCATTATTACGAAGACTCGTATTTCGTGCTTACCGAAAAGCAAGTAAAGATGAAAAATTTAAGCAACAACTTAAACTGGGCAATATTATCACAGTTGGTGATAAAGTATATAATTTAGAAGAGTACAGCATTCGAATAAGCAAAGATGCATCTTTGGGGTCAGAAAATGATTTGAGAATACTTTCAACATTATTGGGGTTTTCATATAGTAAAGTCACAGATTGTCGTGAAAAAGAAGTTTTTAGATATTTCCCAAAAGGGAAGTCATCAGAAAATTACTTTACATTTTGTCATCTTGATAGTAATCATTGGAAATTGAAAAAACATACAACAAAACTAGATTTAAAACCTTTTTTTGAAAATGCATTCAAAGAAACATCTTTATCTCTTTCAGGAGACTTAAATAACATAGTTGTAGAAGCAATTCCAGAACTTGAAGAACCTGTTTCTACAGAATCTCCCGAACAAAAAGCTTATGTTAATTATACACCTACATATCATCCTGGAATTCAAAAAGGGTTGTTTGGCAATATTTTCAGCAAAATTTCTAATAAAATGCAAAAAAATGGTATTATTGTAAAGGAAAAATTAATACCTTTACAAAATACAGAAAGAGTTACTCAATCTTACCAAGTTAATAATCTTACAAATCAAGTTAATCAATTACAAAAAGAATTACAAGGATTTACATCATCTATTGGGTCTGCAGAATTTTCAAAAACAGCCGGAGATATAGGAAAATATTTATTAATGCTTTTTAGGCATTTTCCGTTGAGTTTGATATTATTCGGGTTTATTGCAGATATTATTAACAACGATTTCCGATACTCTATCCCAAGTTTAATAGGAATTTCATCAGCGATTGTTAATTCTTTTGTTGGAATAGTTATGGGGTTATTCATACCGTTTCAGAATGAGTTCGTAAGTGGAAGTCCTTTAGAATGTTCTGTTCCTGGATTTGGATGGTTAGATTCTATTTTTTCTCCTCAAGGAATTGTTGTTCCAAGTTCTATTTTTACTTATTTATTTATTGATTTTGGAGTGAATCGGTCTGCTAGTCAAAATTTAGGAACTCTTATTTTGTTTGTTTTATTCTTCTTAATACATCTCATTGTTATGATAGGCAATGACTGTTTCAAACATTATTATGGAGGAATGTTCTCATTGGTTATAGCACTTTCGGTTGGATTTTTATTCGGATTATTTGGATGGATTGGTGTTAGAGTTTCTGCACCAGACAGATTGCCAACAAATATAAGTTCTGGAAAACCAGTAGCATCAGTTGTAAGTTCATCTTCAAAATTAGGCACTACTAAGTGTTCAAATCCAAATGATAAAAATGAGATTACTTGTAATGAATAAAATATAGGTCAAAGAAATAATATGGAGGATGATTCTTTGAAAACTTTTATAAAGTGGATACAATCACCAAGTGTCCCTTCAGTGCAAAATGGTTCATTCAATACTGAAGGGTTTGATTTTATAAAAATCTATTTGCTTGGAATACTGAATTATATTCCATTAGCACTTGTTATGTTTGGAGTTATAGCAGATAGTATTAGCCAAAAATTCCAATACTCTATTGTAAGTATTATTGGAATTTTGAGTGTTATAATCAATTGGGTAATTGGAGTAATACTTTCTGTACTTGTTGGATTAGATGTAGACCAATATGCTTCTAGGATAAAATGTGTTATTCCTGGATTTTCATTTTTAGATTCTATGTTCTCTTCTCAAATAGTTGTTTTTCTAAGTTCTATTATTACTTATCTTTTTATTGATTTAGGAACTCATAGAACTCCAAGTGAAAATCTCGGACTTCATATTTCCTTTTTAGGATTAGGTATTGTTCATATCGTTCTTATGTATTTTAATAACTGTTTTGATGCTTATGTTTTAAAACAAGTATCTGTACTTACAGGATTATTACTTGGAGCGTTATTTGGAGGAGTATCTTGGTTTGTAGTAAGTAAAATTTCACCTCAAAGTTTACCAAGTGCTAATATTCCAAGTAATTCTACACCAACTTCTCATTCTAAAATTTATGGACCGGGCGGTACATTAAATATGGTTTCAGAAGGAGAACAAGACCAATTCGTGTGTGATTTATACAAAAATGGTGAGCTAATAACTAGCACTATTTCTTCTTAATCTCGTAATGCATTTCTAATTATTCGGTAATATCCCATCATAGCTGTTCCAGAGTGCCTTTCAAAATTAAGGGTCTTTGAAGCGACTACAATTGTAGGTACAACACTAACATTGAATTTTTGTGCATAATTATCTGGATCATCGTGAGTATTTACGGAAATCCATTCTACTTCTGGAAACTCTTCTTTTAAATCCTCTATTGCAGGTTTAATTGCCTTACATGGAGCGCAAGTCGGAGACCAAAAGTGATATGCTACTACACTACTCATCTTCTTTTATTATCTTTATACCTTCAGTAATTAAATGATTTGCAGAAGTTAATCGGTATAGGGTTGTTCTATGCAATCGTTGTTTTTCAAGGTTGAATCCGTTTTTCCGTCCAGTTTTAACCAATGCAGAAAGAAGTGCAGAATCTAATGCATCTTTATCTAATTTATCCAAATTTCGTCTACACCAATCTACTAAAACATCTTCTGAAAGAGGAGGACCCATTAACTGTAAAGGAAAGTTTGGCAACATAACTTGTGTGTTTGTAATAACTTTTGGTTCCTCTTCTTCTGGATTCAATACTTTCACAGCCATTCTGTCAACGATATGATTGTTTTTACTTAATTCATCTGTCTTTCCAGTATGGGCTTCTACATAAGTAATAATATAAGATTTGAATTTCACAAATCGCATAGAAGTATCTTCAATTAAATCCCTATTTTTTACATCTTCTCCCTTTGAATTTTTCCAATTATTGCGTAACCAACCGGGCAACCAAACAGTTAAACAATCACGAGAATAAGTAGAATCGGTATAAATATGCAAGTCAATTTCTGATGCTGGAAATTTATCTTGAACCTTCTTTACAGCTTCATTAATAGCCATTAATTCTCCACGATTATTTGTTTGTGGAAATTCAGGAGGAACTACTTGAGCATCAGAATGTTCTGGGTAGTCTGGAAAATAGAAAGCGTAGGAAGCTCTAGAATCTTTGTGTCCATTCTTGGAACATGCTCCATCAGTAAATACTCTAATCTTCATAATTGTTTAATAATTGGAGAGTGTAGGTAAATCGGCATTCGTTTTATAATACANCTACTTTGAATGGCAGGTTGAATTGTAGTTGGGTCTTCTACATGAAACCATACTCTACATTTAAAAGACCGCTGTTCCAATGAGCGTCTTAACATTTGCTGACAAGAATAAGTCAAAAACTCGGCATGAAAAATAATTAATACACGAACCCGTGTTGCTTGTTTTGCTGGAATTTGTGCAATCCAATTATCAAACCATGGAGCAAATGTATCTACAGAATTAGTTTCTGCAGCATCTATTTCTGAAAATTCACAAGTAGAACTATGTTTTTCTTTATATGCATTCCAAAGTTTTCTTGTTTCAACATCATTGAGAGGCTCAAACAAGAGATAATGCGGTGGAGGATATGCAAGTTCCATTATTCTATATTTACTGGGTTGGTGTAGATGAAATCTTTTTTACAGGAATTTCAACCGATACAATATATAAACTATTTTCTGTTTCAACGATATAACAATTCTCACATTTAAAAACTCCTTGAATTGTAGAAGTGTATTCGCTTTCTGACTTAACCAAAAATTTGGCGGCGTCTTGGACACCTATACAGCATTTCTTTTCTACACTGTCATTGTAATAATCTAAGCAGATTGGATGGTCTTTTTCAANGGCTATTTGAGCGGCACGAAGAAGGACACTTGCGGAAGGAATTGCCTGCGATGACATTTTGTTAGTATGATGTTTTTGTTATTATTTTTATTGAACGCATTTTACAGTATCTTCTAATTTAAATTGAGATTGTTTGTTCAAACTTGGAACTTCGGATTTGTTTTCTGTTAAAAGTGTTTGAACGGATACTGAAATTATTCCTCTTAAAGTATTTGATTTTTTTGGAAGAAGTTTTGCAGTTTCAAATAAGAAGACTGCATATTGTTTTACAGTTTCTTCTGTATTTTCTGATTTTGGTTTTCTAGCAACTTCGTTAATATCTTCTATTACATTTTTTAAGGAATCTAAAATAATTTCTTCTGAAACCATTTCACGAATATAAAGATTAGTAAGAAATTTAGCAAACCCTTTTCGTTTATCTTTTTGTTTCATCCAAAGATTGACTTTATTATCGAACTCTGGATCATCTTTTTCTGGAAAACTTATTGTTTCTTCTGTATTATAAAGTTTATGGAACAATGATATTTGAAATTTTAAATCTTCTACTGTTTCTGGTATTTTTTCATATATTTTTTTTGCTAAATCAGACATCAAAGTTGAATAAGCGTCTTGTGTAATCGCTCTATCAAATAACAAGACGTTTATTCGTAATCGGAAATCTTCGTCTCGTTTTTGAATTATTTCAATAATATCGTTTGATAATTTTTCTAAAGTTTTTGNTGTTATTTTATTAAATTTACTCATAATTTCTCCATAATCAGGGTCATCTGTATTTTTAAATTTAGATACAAAATCAATAAGTTTACTTTCTCTCCAGTTTTGAGGTTCTTCAACTACATTCTTAGGTTTTATAAACCTTGGATTTCGTTGAGTAGAACGAACTGGACGGTATGCAGCAGGCGAAATTCTAAGTTGTGCGATGATGTCCTGAAACTTCTTAGGAAGAGGAAGCTTAGTCCCGAACCGAACAGAATAAATTTCTTGAACTGATAATACCATTATATTACTTATACTGATTACTCTCTAATTAAAAACGAATTCGTTTTTAATAAAAACAAAATTCATCATTGTAGCTATTCACTGAAAACGAATCTATTTTAAACAAATATACATTTATATTATAAAATGGGATCAAATATAGAGACCACACAATTCCAGTACTCTTGGATTCTGTGGTATCATGACCCTGAAAATAAGGATTATTCATTGGATGGCTACATTAAAATCGCAGATTTCAATAACNCTCAACAGTTTTGGACAATCGTAGATTCTATTTCAAAAGAAGCATGGGAATCTGGGATGTTCTTCTTTATGAAACGTGGCTATAATCCTATGTGGGAATCAAAAGGACACGAGAATGGAGGATCGTGGTCAAAAAAGATAGATTCTTCAACTATGCATGAAACCTTCATAAACATGATGGTTCATTGTTTAGCAAATCAATTATTAATAAACAGAGCAGAAACACTTACAGGTATTACAGTATCTCCAAAAGGTCCTTATTCAATTATAAGAATATGGAACACTACTACTTCGGTGAGTAAAACAAGTTTTATTTCTTCTAATATACAAGGATTTGAAATTGGAGATGATGTCGCATACACAGCACACAAAGCAAGACCAAAATAAAAAAATAGAAAAAGAAATTTCGCTAAAGGAAACTTTAGTGTTTTTTCTTGAGAAGTTTATGCGGTATTTTTATGGGTGGTTGGCAGAAAACGATGAAATATTAGGGCGAATTGTCTATGTTTTGCATATTTTTGTCTTCAATATGGTAGTAGTATTAATTATATTATCTCATACGTTATATCCTGTTTTTTGGTTTCAAGTATTTGTATTTTTAATAGTATTTATTGTATGGATTCAACATGTAATATTAAGAACTTGTATTTGTACTTCTCTTGAACGCAAATTAATTGGAAAATCTGCTCCTATTTCTATTGATATTATTTTGGAAACTTTGAATATACCCGTTTCTACAGAATCACGAATGGGTGTTACTTTACTTACAAGTACATTTGCTNTGTTCTTTTTAGGACTTGAATTATTGGCAAGAATGTCTATGAATTTACGAGAACAATTAGAATGGTCGTCGTGGGGTTAAAAAATAGAAAGCGAAAGAAAGTAATGGAGGTAGTCCAAAAAGTATTGAGGAAGTTAATAACTCCTACTATAGATTCTTCAAAATCTCGTCCACTTTTCACAGATGGTTTAAATTCCTTCTTTCATTTTTTGTTTGGTGTATTAGCAGCAAGGTATTTTATTCTTATTCCANTTTTCATATCTTATCAGTTACTTGACCCAGAAGATATAAATTTATTTGTGGATATTAACGAATTCTTACTTGGATATATTATTGGTATAATTTTATTACATTGATTTTTTAGTTATATGAATAATCATTCTATCATTAGATTCTAGCTCACTATCTAAAAAATATACTAAAGAAATACGCTCTTTCAATAAAGCTAATAAAGATGTATNGGAAATATCATTCCAATCAACTACTTCATCGTTTGTCTTAGGACCTTTTCCAAATAAACGATGATCATCAATAATGATAATAGCTTCTTCATTAAATAACGAATAAATGTGTTGTATTTCTTCAATTAAAGGACAGTCTTTGTTTCCACATCCAGTTTCACCTACAGAGTAATGTCCATCTAAAAAGAAAACAGCAGGTAAATGTATTGTTGGAAGAATATCTTTAAATACTTCTGAACTATCCCCTAATAAAAAATTAATTTTTTTACCAGTATATTTATTTTTTGTTTCATTAAATATATTCTCCTTTATCTCAATTGTATAAATTTCATCAAAAAATGGTTCACAATTAAAAGTGGTTTCTCCGCGATATGTTCCAGTTTCTATAAAAATAGGAAACTTTTTAAAATCATCTTTTAACAAATTTAAAAAGTTTATGTCAATGCTTGGCATTTTTCTATAAAAACATACTATGTTTAAGTTGAACAAGGCATGAGACAAAGCTGAATTGAACCAAGATTAGCAACTACATACCGAATCATGAGAAACCAATCGTTCTTCATGTGAATTTCAAGGTTGTTACAAAGATTGGTGCATTTTGTAAATAAAACTAAATGAGGCAGTGAAAAACTTCCAGTTACAATCTCATCGCTCTTCTTCTTTTGAATACTGAACTCGTTTTCAGAATCCCCCATTACAGTTGTTCGTGATGCGAAATGTCCCTTACATCCAAAGGTAAGAGAACTTCCAACATTTTTAATTTCAACACTCTTTGCTCCTAACAACGTCATATCTCTACAAATCTTTTGAAAATCAAGGGATGGCATCGTAATATGGGTTGAAAACTCAACTTCCGGTAACTGAAAATCTGGTTCATCACGGTCTAACAAATTCAACTTATACCGAGTGACTTGTTTTTTCTCACCATCTTCCAACAAAATACCAAGTGTATTTGGGTCAGATTGTTCTACATAAAATGTAATAGTATCATCATTTGTAGCTGTTCTTACGATACGATAAAGATGGTCTGTATTTACTCCAATGATAAATTTAGGAGAAGTATGTTTGTAAGAATAATGTTCAAATTTTTCGGCATATAATCTTAAATGAACTAACACAGTACGAGTATTATCCATAGCAACCATACGAATTCCTGTTTCATCAAAGATAAGACTCATCTCTACAAGAATACATTTTAAAGCTTCTTTTAAAGTTCGGACAGCACCTGTTTGGACCGTTTTTGCTTCCACAATATAGTCAGTCATTCTTTGTTGAATTCAGTTTTCTGCGTTTAAAAGGATTTTTGTTTAAAGGTATTTCTAGTAATCAATAAAATGTTGATACCGCTCAGCAAGATATTCAATACTTATTTAAAAGACATTAAAATTAATGGAGTTTTACATATTGGAGCACACGATTGTGAGGAACTAAGTAGTTATGAAATTGAAGGGATTGATAGAAATAACATTATTTGGATAGATGCTATGCAAGAAAAAGTTGAACAAGCAACAGTTCAAAATATTCCAAATGTATACCAAGCAGTTATAAGTGATAAAGTAGAGAATGTTGAATTTAAAATTACAAATAATATACAATCTTCAAGTATTCTTGAATTAGAGGAACATAAAAATGAACATCCTTGGATATATGTAGAATCAACTCGTAATCTTCAAACAACTACATTAAAAGATTTTTTTAAAGAACATAATTTAGACTATAAAAAGTATAATTTTTGGAATTTAGATATTCAAGGCGCAGAATTGTTAGCATTGAAAGGAGCAGGTGATTTTTTAAAACATGTAGATGTAATCTATACAGAAGTAAATGAAAAATATTTATATAAAAATTGTTGTTTAATGAATGAAATAGATGATTATCTTAAAAAATTTAGATTTGAAAGAGTTGAAACATTTATGAGCAAATATGGGTGGGGAGACGCTGTTTATATACGAAAAAAAGGATATGTAACTCCTAATATGTTTGGAGGAATTGCGGGACTTGGAAATGTATTATTTACAATTGCATCTGCATTTGCTTACGCAAAAAAGAATAATCGGGAACTTGTGTTTTTAGAAAATAAAATTTATCCAAATAGACATTCCTTAAATGATATATTGTATTCGCGATTGTTTCCAAATGTAACTATTATGGTTAATTGGTATTATAATTTATTAGATAAGGATTTTATTAAAAGTGGACATTTTTCTTACCAAGAAACAGAAGATTCAAGTGCTACAATTGTAAAATTGGATAATTATTGCCAAAGTCCGCTTTATTTTAAAGATTGTGAATCTGAAATTAGAAATATTAAACAGTATCTTCTTAATCCAAATTTTGAATTAAATTATGATAATTTAGCATTTCTTCAAATAAGAAGAACTGATTATCTTCANGAAGTTAATAAATCTTTTAATACTGATAAAAACAATTATTATCAAAAATCTGTAAAGGATTTAGTTTCAAAATATCCAAATGTTCAAATTGTAATTTTAAGTGATGATTTAGAATGGTCAAATTCTAATATTCCCGAAATAGTTGGAAAAGAATATAATTGGGTATTTTTACCAAGACAAACAACTGCTACAGAAACATTATACATAATGTCTAACTGTAAGATTGGTGGTATTTCTGCAAATAGTACATTAGGTTGGTGGGGATGTTGGTTAACTAAAAACCGAGAAGTGTATATGCCAGTTCCTTGGTTTATTGGTTCATCAACAGAGATGGAGTTATATTATGAAGGTGTAAATAAGATTCATATTTAACGATTTTTCATTGTCTTATGCTTCTTTAACGATACAATGCGACCATATTGGTTTTTATGTAAGTCTTCTTTCTTTAATCCGCCAGTAGTCATCTCAGCACCTCCATGCCATACCTTTGCACGCGATCCATATTTAGAAACTTTTCGTGTTTTTCCTCCCATTTGTTCCATTATATTTTAAGAAAAGGTAAAAGTTTATTGTTGTAATATTGTTTTCCTGTGTATATTTTTATCCAAAAGTTTGTTTTTTCTCTTATTTGCTTTTGAATTTGAAACTGATAAGATGATAAAAATAAGCTTGAAAAATCATATTCTTTTTTTAAAAAATCTTCATAAACATTATTCAAATATTCTTCTGTTATTTCAGAGTAATCAGTTGTCCATAATACAGGTAAATTTTTATACTTTTTTTCAGTTAAAGGATTTCGTTCTATAATTGGAATACACCCATACATCAATGCTTCGTAATGTCTATGACAATCAATACCATTTCCTTCTGGAGAAATTACAAATTTATAATTAGAAAGATTTGAAAAATATTCTCTAGGACTAATTGGTTTATTTTCAATTCCATTCTTTTTTAAATTTGTAATGATTATTTCACGATTAATTCCATCTTTTCTCCTAATAGAATCAGTATAAGAATTAATAGCACATAAGACCGTGGTTTGATGATTTCCTATTAACGATGTATTTTTATTATTTACCCATTGAAATCCCATTCCAATTGGAAATTCTGTCCACCCATCGCTTCCATCTTCTACTGATGCTTGAATTATAAAATTGAAACTGTTTTTTTGTGTTCTTTGCCACATAGATAGTAACATTATTATAATTTACGAATTATTACTTGGCAAAAATTTGTAAATTTTAATATAATTTCAATATTACTTTTATAATCTTCTAAAAACATATCAATTCCTTTAACGGTTTGTTCCCAATCAAAACATTTTCCATATACATTAACGCAATAATCATCAAATATAATATATCCTCCAGATTTACATTTATCAAATGCCATTTTTCCATCCTTATATACATATTCAGTTTCATGATTTCCATCCACATAAATTATATCAAAAAACTCATTTTCAAAAGTAGGAACAATATTTTCTGACAATCCTCTATAAATTTTAAATTTCTGTAGTGATCCAAAATTTTTAATATTTTCATTAAATGTTTTCCATCCATATTCCTGTTGTCCTTTATATTCATCATATCCATCATAATCCATCCATGGGTCTACACAATAAATTTCAGAATTTGGATGTGTAGCATATGATTTGGCAAAATTAATAGCATTTCCTCCATCAGATACTCCTATTTCTAAATATTTGATTGGTCTATCTACGATTGGTATATAAGGAGACCAAACTTTTGAACAATTTTTATTATAATATCTTCCAACAAAATTTGGAAAAGGAAGATCCTTTTTATTTTTGCGCACCCACGCTAAAGTAGAAGACATTTGTATTTGAATCACAATTGAATTTGTATATACAACCTCAATTGTGGGTTATTTACCCATTTATGTTAGTTTACCACCACACTAACAAAATATAAACACCAATACCAATTGCGTGTTTAGTTGGAATATGCAAGACCTCCCATACCAGACATAACTCGCAACACGTTGTAGTTCAAGGCATACACACGCACTTGAGCAGTTCTTGATCCAGTAACTGTATTGAGGGACACAGTGAGTTGGAGAGTAGCCTTGTCAATACGAGAGAAGTTGCAAGTTCCAGATGGTTGATGCTCTTCTGGTCGTAAGGCGAAGGAGTACACGTTGATACCAGTGGATGGTGTACGAGAATGGTGTTGGAATGGTTGGACTTTGTCAAAGTAAGCACCTTCACGCTCAGTGAATCGGTCTTGTCCGTTGAGTTGGAGCTTGGCGACTTCAACTGGGTTCTTACCCTCACATCGTACACCAGAATCCAAGATGACTTTGGCAAGGAGGTAGTTGACTCCAGACTCAAACTCACCAGAACCAGTCAAGTCAATAGAATCAGCACCAACCAAGCTTGAAAGGTTAGTAGCATCTCCTCCAAGAGCAACAGTTGGGCTGACGTAGCTGACAGATGAGTTGACAGCATTGGCAGTTGCACCAAGGTTAGTAGCTTGGGTCAAGAGAGAAGTGATGATTCCGTCAGTTGAGAAGTCATCAGAGTAGTTGAATGGCTGGGCTCCACCGACAGATGCCAACCAAGTAGAAGTTGAGCAATCAACGAAAGAATCTCGTTGGACAACCCAGAAGAGCTCCTTGACTGGGTGATTGAAGTTCAACTGAATCTTGTTGGAAGAAGAAGTAATTGATTCAGCACCAGTGAATTGGACTTGTTCAATAAGGTACTCATGGGATTGTTGGGCGAATCGTCTTCGTTCCTCAGTGTCCAAGTAGACGTAGTCAACGTACAAGGAGGCAGCAGCAAGGGATTGAGCACCGGCTGCAACTGGGGCTCCGACAGTAGACTCTGCATACTGACAGTTTTGCCAAGTCTCAAAGTCAACATTGATACGGACTTCATGGTATTGAAGAGCAATCAATGGAATAGCAACTCCAGCATTTCGGCAGAACCAGAATTGGAGAGGAATGTAGAGGGTCTTGGCTGGGGTTCCTTGACGAGGTAAGCAAGAAATAGTAGTCTCAGTGGATGAGCAAGTTGCATCCAAAGGAATACCAGTAGAACGCTTGGTTAAGACCAAATCATGGGTGTTTCCGATGATTGCATCCAAGGCCTTGATGTTACCGGCATCAACGGTAAGTTGAGTCCAGATTTGCATCCAGTCTCCGTATTGACGATCAATTCTTTGACCACCAATTTCAACCTCAACTTGTTTAATCAATCGATGACCAATGTAGTTCAACCAACGGAAACCGGCACCNGCNGNNGTAAGACCAGTAGGAGAGCTACTTTGTCCAAGAGTAATTTGAGGCAATACAACCTGCAAGTAAGTCTTGTACATTAAATCGGCATTACGATTGATAACAGCAGTTACACGCTTGTTAAAGTCAGCCTGTCCGTTGAAGGTAACTTCAATAGACTCAACTGCGAAGTTGGTATGTCTCTTGTAGAGAATCTTCCAAAAGGTAATTTGAGGATTACCTGAAATGTAAATATCTTGAGCACCATAGCTAACTAATTGCATTAAACCCATAAACCCATGTAAGTAAACTTACACTTTCAAGCTCTCCTTAAATGTTATGTGACATTAACACTTAATTCCTCTTGAAAATCTCCTTTCGGAGCGGATGGACTATATCTTAGGCTTGCGCCCACCGACATTTAGTCTCTTAACTGCATCCATGGTCTTACGACTTTAGGACTTGGCTGCGGATTATCCCTATTTACAACATTTTTACCATGCCCATAAGTTTCCCTATGGTTCCACAATCTCTTTTTCAAGGACTGGGTGGTAGTTGTA